TCACCTCCAGCCTATAATACATTATATCATAAACCCACAATTGATCATTTGCCAAGTCAATCAAAATATTCCGCCGCTCAGATAATGCCGTAGAATATAGCAGCCTGTAAAATTCCTCCTCGTCTTTGTTAACCCTTTTCCTGATCTCCTCAAGCGCATCTATATAATGATCATACGCGGTGTGCTTCCCCATTTCAAAACCAGTACCACGCAAAACGTCGCGTCCATAAATCCTCGTCAATTTTTCAACCACCCCTTCCTCAAGCCCTTTGTTTTCTGAATAAGCCTTTGGATACAAACCTGGCGACCTACCATGCAGCAACTCGTGTATCAGGACCCCCGGTTCAGCATCATCACGCAGCCATATGTCGCAATTCCATTCCTTTGTTCCCAGTGCATCCGGCATTGTGCTAATTGACTTTATGCGTATCTTCCCACTCCATCTTTGCTTTCCGCCAACATCGCCAAGAATATCACCTAATCTTGCATCCAGATCCCTTGCAAACTCAACCAGCTGATCAACCCGTTTACCAAACACTAAACGTTTTGGAACTACGTAGTATTTTCGCGCATTTATACCCAACTCAGCCAGACTCTTCTCATACCGGTGTGTACCCCACTCTCTGGATCGCTTTCTTCCAACAAGATCACTCAGTGTAAACTTGCCGTCCTTCCAGGCTGCATACTTCGCGGGACCCAAAATGGCAAGTTGTTTCCGCGTGGGTAATTTTTCAAACAGAGTTATGCCCGGCTCAATCTCGGGATTGGTATCTGGAATATTTGACAGGTCAATCCCGTATCTTTTGCCGATCTCCGACCAGGTGATAGTTTTGGGCACCATACTGCACCGGCAATTTGGATGTCCGTCAAGAATTTCATCCAGCCTGTGTTCCGTTCCGTGCATTGCCCAACACGCAGAACAACTTCGTTCATCGGCAGCACTATGCCATATCCAACCCTTCACAATGTCACTGTTCGCCTGGTAACTCGCCCGCGTTGCCTCACGGTGAGCGCGCAGGGTTTCAGTACGTGAAATCGTCAAAGCACGACTCAGTGTTGTACCCAGCACCTTGCGCATCTCACGCGCCACCTCACGCGGATTTTTGCCGATCAACATTCCATTTACCAAGGCATCCTCCGCAGCCTGAGCGCCTTCACCCGAGATACTCAGTAGCAACTTGTGAAGTGGACTATCTGCCTGTGTCATTCCCAATATAGTCTCCACGCCGGTACGGTCAATGCGATTCCAATCAACAACCAGACCAGCCGGCGGCTTCCCCAGTGCGCGGCGTGTCAATTCTTCGGCATGACGTTCAGCCGCATCGATCGCCTCTAACTGCTGCTCCCGTATTTTCCCCTCTGCATACTGAGCAAATGCCATGAGCTCCCGTTCCACCTGGTCACGAAATGCCCGTGCCCGGTTGAACTGGTAAATCCAATCGAGACCGGGTTTCTCTCCACGTTCTTTCATCGCCTCATACTCAGTATGCAGGCGCTCCAGTTCTGCTTTGATGCGTTTCCATGCTTCACCATAAACACGCACCAGTTCGCTGGCGGCGCGGCGTTCGTTCTGAAGCAACTCGCGACGGAAGCGTTCAATCACGCTGAAAATCTCGCCTTCCGGCATCTCTAAACCTCAAAGAGCGGCTCAACACTGGAATGCAAGACGCTATCCCGACTTCGATCGTATTCAAGAGTGATCACAATGCACCCTCTCGGCCTCGGACCCATAGCCTTTTGGGCGGCATAGCCCACGTTACTTCCCTCATATTCGGCTTTATACCCCGGAGTCCGTACAAACCATGCCATATCTGTATATACTGAGCCCATGCTGCTGATGCGCTCCCGGGCAATCGGGACAACCCATCCGTGGTGATTGTGACCGTTCCAGACCACGTGCGCATCTGGCAAATAGACAGCCTGGCGGTTTGTGTCAATCATGCCTCTCGTGACCGGTGCATTACCGCCGCTGCCAGAATGGCTGTAGCGAATCAGAAACGAGTTGCCATCATGGCCATTTTTGTAGCGCCATACGATCCGCAGCCAACCCTTGAAGCCGCCAGTCACAACCTGTGATCCGTTGCGGCGCAGCTCTGCCACCAGGCGATCTGTCAGGTGCGTGTTTGCGTTTTTCAGTACGCCAAGCTCATGATTTCCCACTGCCATCAGAACCATGTTTTTGGCAAATGGCTTGAGGAACTCTGCCGCATCCCGCACTACGAAGTCATAGTAATCTTCGCGCCTATACTCTGGCCGCAGCTCATCCATCGATCTGCGCGGATCAAACCGCCCTTGCATCGCGTCGAAGAAGTCCCCGCCATCCAGGATCAGGGCATTTTCCTTTACAGCTTTTTTCAGGTGCTTTTCGAGTAAGTCTCGATTGCAAAATATTGAGTCAAAATGAACATCTGATATCAGGTAAATTTTCTGTTTCTGACCCACCTCGAAATTAAGCCGAAGTGTAACCACGTCACTGCCTTGTGTTATCTCCATAATAGCACTCCTGGTGTCACTGTCCTCGGTCAAAAGCGGTCAAAATTTGCTCACCCAAGTCAAGCGAACTGGCCTGCTTCGCTTCGCGCAAATCCTCAATCTCAGCCTGTGTCCATCCGGACCGCTTCAGGCTCACCTCCAGCGGAATGCCGGCTTGAATGTCCATCAGACGCACTTTGGCTTCGGTTTCCGGCTGCATCGTCTGAATGCTCAGCCAGTTGATCACCACATCACGAGATTCTACGTCAGCACCTGCAATCCGCATCGCAAAAGCAATTGCATCACGCCATACCGGTTCGAAGCGTTCAATTCGGTCGCGCACCTTGAAATTGAGGGGCGATTCCATTGCAAGCAACGCCTCGCCTGACGGATAACCCCCTTTCGAATAAAAGTAATGCAGCGGCACCCGGGTAATGCGGCTGATATCCGCCGCCAGCCGCTCTACTGCATCCAGGTAATTGTTCAGATCGGTCGGGCTAAACTCGCCTACCTGAGACTGTTGTCCCATGCCATCTCCGGCTGGAATATGCCAGATTTCGTTAGGCGCATTTTTCAGCACACTCACATCCGCATTGCTGATGATCCACCGCTGTCGAAATGCACCGTATTCCGCTGCCACCATCATATCTGTAAGCAATTTGTTGATCCCGTTCTGAATGGGGATCACATCATACAAGTCCCCCCGTAAAAACCGCTCACGGATTTTGAAGTGGAATACAGGAATTCTTCCAAAGGGGTTGATGGCTTTCCCATCCGGATACTCAGTATCATCTGGGACAAAAGCCTCCCACGTTCCAACGTTCACAGCCTTCTGTTTCGTGCGGTAATATTCCAGATGATCCGGGTAATACAGGATCATTCGATAACATTCATCATCTTCGTCCACCCACATTTTTGCAGCCATGCGCATCCTGCGTGGATGTTCTGGATCGTAGAAAGCGTGACAAAGGCGTGGATCGTTGTAATAAATTTCCACGTTTCCAGTATCCGCATCCGGCCAGATAATCAAATAGGCTTCCCCGGTGATCAGCGCCGCTTCATGAACATCATCCGAAACAATCCCAAGATGATTCTCTTCCCAGATTTGATGGATCAAATCCTCAAGTCCATCCGGTGTGACCACATCGCCGATCTGGATCCGCTCTTTTACCGCATCGATAACGAGTGCACACCAGTTTTCAGTGAAACGAACCTGTTGTCCTTTGAAAATGTCACGCAACCGATCATTCGCGTAAACCAACGGTTGGTTCCCATCATAGTAAGCAAAAGCCTCATCGTGTTGATGGCGCTTGCTGATAATTGTCTCATAAGCGAGTTTTATATCGTTCATCCCTGCCAGCTCCTTGCTGAAAAGACTACTGTATTCAAAGCATTAAAGGCTCCAGTACTTGCATCCAGAATGTCGTCGTGCGGCAAATCCGGCTGACCGTGCATATGGTCTAACCACATCGTATTCCAGGGCGCAGCTACCAGAGAGATATTCCCGGCTTCCGCCTGCGCGCTCATGGCTTTAGCGCGACTGATTTTGTCGCTCTGGCTTGGCACGGCGCGGGCATCAATCCCCGCCAGCAGCCCAGCCATGCGCCCAGCCTCTCGCTTCGACGCACTCCCCGGCTCCTGCTCCCAGCGGCACAAGAACGCGCTGCCCTCCTGCGCCGCCCGCTGCGCCCATTGGCGCGTCAGGTTGACGAACATCCGTTCAACTTCCGCAGGTCCAACCTGTACCGCGACGCAATCGAGCACGTACCAGCGCCCGC